TATTGTTTCTTGAGAACCAAATGCCATTGCCATTTGTCTAATCTCATGCTTTGGAAACCATTTGGTAACCATACCAGTCCAATAATCCGATACTGCACATTCGGTTTGAGCAAAACCCAATAGGATGTTACCTACTAAGTGCTTCTCTTCTTTTGTTAAATTTTCATTCCAATCCTTTACATCACCTTGCATTGGTATTTCGGTATGTAACCAAAATGCTTGCATTTGTTTCAACCAACCTTCATTATAGTAGTCTGGGTATTCAAATGGTTTAAAGGGAATTCTTTCGGTAAATAATTTGCTCATATTGTAATCCTATTAGATGTTTTGGTTTAAATAAATACAATCAACTCTCCAAAAGAAAATGGAAATGCAGAACTTTTTGAAAAGTTTTTTTTGCCATTATATAAGGATATATGTATAAGTTTATTTTAATGTTTTTTGTGTATCAAATAGTAAAGTGGGGGAAGCGAACTCCCCCCATACTACTTTACTTGTTTTCTTCAACAGAAGCTTTTTTGTAATCAGTTACTAATTTTTTCAATTCACCGATTGCTTTTCTAGCTCTGCCTTTTGCAGCTTTAGTTGCTCCATTGTGCTCCTTTTCGAAAGTTTCAAAAAGGGCTTTCATTTGTTCAAATAATTCTTGACTTTTCATAATTGTATTTTTTTTAATTTAAAACGAAACCTTTTTTACACCACCAGTTGATGGCATATTTTCCACATATTTTTTGTGTAATAATTGTCTTTCCATCTCAACCCCATTAGCACTTTGTTTTTGAGTTATAATACCATCAGAAGAATTTGCTTGGAACACTTCTATCATTCCTTTATTAGTATCCATTTTGGCTGGGAATGTAATCCCATCTGGTCCAAAACGATTCTTCATAATGTGGAATCTAGCAGTATTATTTAACTTATCTTTTGATTTTCTACTAATACTCATAATGAAATCTGCGTTCATTACTTTTGCATATGAGTCTGCGATTTTATCCGCCTCAATAACTTCAGAATCGATTGCGGAACGATTTGTTTGTGATGCTGTCCAAATTGGTATTCCCAATTCACCACCCATACCTCTTAGGTCTATATAAACACCACCTTGCTCACCATAAGTTGAGTCTGATTTATTTGAATGTGAAAGAAGAAGGTCAGCGTAATCAACGATAATCAAATCAGGTTTATTACCTGCTGCTATCATCTTTTCTAAGTGAGCTTCAATCTTTTTAGATGAAACTCCTTTTGGTGGAAAATATTTAATTAAAAGTTTACCTTTTAATCTTTTAATTTTTTCCAATACCTCATCTTTATTATCTTTTAAATCAGCAGATGGTACGCCAGAAAATATGGTATCATATCTTTGGCCTACATAGTGTTCGGATAGTTCTAATGTATAGTGTACAACACTCTTACCAGCTTTAACAGCTGCTGCCCCTAATGCTGCCAAAACCCAAGTCTTACCAACACCAGATGGTGCTACAACAACTCCCAATTCGCCTGGTCCTAAACCACCATCCATTAGTTCATTAACACATTCCCAATCAGTTGCAACTGTGCTTCTATCAATTTCATCAACCCTACTTATATAATCCAAAATGTAATCATGTCCTAAATCACTTTCAACTCCAACTTTCATAGCTTTATCAACAAGCTCTTTGATTTTATCGTAGTTTCCAGCTTTTAGTAAATCAACTGATTGTACAATTACTTCTTTTAGATTTTGGTTTCTACAAAAAGATGCAAACTCATTTTTTACATAATCCAAATCTTCTTTTCCAACTTGGGTATATATTGTTCTGAGCTGCTCTACTATTGTTTTAGTAATTGATGAATTGTCTAGCTTCGATAGTTGTACTTTGAATACATCTAACGTTGGTGCTTTTTTATATTCTTCGTAATAACTTTTTACTTCACCAATTATCCATTTATTTGCTTCCGATTCAAAAAATTTCTTATGGATTATTTCACTCAATGTATCCATAAGTTTAACATCTGTTAATAACGCAGATATTACCTTTGTTTGAAAAGATTGCCCATATTTAGATAATGTGTCTTGTGAATTCATTTAGTTATTGTAAGTTTACAAAGATACGAAATTTGTACGAATTATACAAATTTATTTTACAACGATAGAACCGAATGTTGATTTAAGCCAATCGTTTATATCGTTCCAATTTTGAAGGATTTTATATTTCATCCCAACCCGTAGGAAATCCATCTTATCAAAGGGTTTGTTTGGTTCATTAAACCTATCTAAAATTTTCATTTTTTCTGAACCAGATATATTTGGGTCTGCTAATTGCATCAATTCTTTGTTTCGTAAAACCAAATCTTTTTGATTTAATATATCATTATAAATCTTTGATTCTGATTTTCTATCTTCACATAATTGAAAAAATTCATCAAATTCCACATACCTATCTTCAGAAATTTCAGGAAATCTTTTTAGTACAGTTTTTAAACCACATCCTTTAACACCAGGAATGTTATCAGAATTATCACCATCTAATGTTCTGAATAGTAAAAGATTTTGTGGGTAAATTCCCCACTCTTCTTTTACCAACTCTCTATCATAAAATTTCTTTTTGGTTGGCGAATAAACTTTCGTCTTATCATCTACCAATTGTAAGAAATCTTTATCAGTTGATACTATCACACATTCCTCACCTTCCTTTAAGACATGCTTTGCTACATAACCAATTGTATCATCGGCTTCTATACCATCGTATATCATTGTTGTTATTGGAAGATAATCTAAAGTATCTGCTAACCAAACGAATTGACGTTTCATAGAAACTTGCTCATCTTCTTGAGTCATCATTTCTGGGTATTGTCTATTAACCCTAAAACGATTCTTACCTCTATCAGCTTTATAGCCTTCGAATATTTGCTTTCGTTTGGTAGAACCACCCTTACCATCAAAGATGATAATTACACGTGTTGGATTAAATTGACGAATAGAAAAACCTATTGATTTTAATGAACCAACTACCCCACCCGTATGGTCACCATTCTCATTCATAGTGGGATTGGTGGTCCAACTACGGATGAAGGTATTGAGTCCATCTATGATGAGAACTCTACCATTTCTAGTTCGATTTTGATTGAGTTCGTGCTCTTTCTCAACCTCGCCAAGTAATTTTTTGTAGAGTTCTTTCATTATCCGTTGATTTGATTTGCAAAATATTTGTTAATAGTTTCCAACCTATCATCTGAATCTACTAACATCTGAAGTGCTTCTTCAGCGTTATTGTAGAAATCTTTTGTAGAATGGTCACCAATACCAACTGCTTTAGTTCCCAAAAGTTCTAAAGTTAAAAGTGCTTTTGCTCTATCAGCCTCAGCGGATGTGCGTAACATATTAATTAAATTCTGATTCATAACATTTTGTTTTAGTCACCTAATACTTCTGAACTATCAATTAAGTTATCAGTATCAAGTGAGCTGTTTTTATATTGAAGTATTTGCGATTCACAAATTCTTTTGTAAATCTGGTCTCTTACATCTTCACGAGTTTGGAGAATCTCAGGAAAATCCTTTGATTGGAATTTAATCTCTTCTCCAGTTTCAATATCAATGTAAGTGTACCAAGCACCTGCTTGTTTGATTAAGTTATTATCTTTCAAACTACCCAACCATGCTCCATAGTTATCAATACCTCTATCAAAGAAGATATCGAAATCAGCGGAACGAAGTGGTGGTCCCATTCGGTTTTTAATAACCTGTGCTCTTACTTTAATACCAACAATATGTTCGTTACCATTTTTATCTTTACCTTTAATAGAACCCATTCCCTTCAATCTCAAACGAACCGATGCGTGGAAAGCAAGTGCCTTACCACCAGAGGTAGTCCAAGGGTCAGAGAATGCCATTGCGTTCATTTTCTGTCTTAATTGATTGGTAAATACCAAAGTAATTTTTTGTCTACCAATCATATTGGTAATCTTTCTCATTGCTTTGGAAATGATAATTGCCTTATCGGTAGCGTAACCATCTTTATCATAATCAGCTTCCATTTCCTTTTTTGTAGATGCAGCTGCAACGGAGTCTACAACTATCGTTACATACTTGTCTTTTGATGTTAATCTAACTTTCTCAATGATAGTTTCGATAAACTCAAATATTTGTTCTACGGAATCTGCTGATACATAAAGTAGCTTTGATACATCAACACCAATCGCATCTAAGAATTCTCTACTTACTGCGGTTTCGGTATCAATTAAAACTGCTACTCCACCTAATTTTTGGGTTTCAGCTAAAAGGTGAGCTGATAGGAGTGACTTACCACTTTGCTCTAAACCCGTAACTTCGGTGATTCTACCAACAGGCAATCCACCATATGGTCGATTTGATATCGCCACATCTAACATCGATGCTCCGGTTGATATCCAACCTTCTACATTTGTAGGAGCATCTTCAGTATCCAAAAAGTATGCTACCTTTTGTTCTTTGGATTGCTTGTTTAGCGATTCAGCCAATACTTCGGCTAAATCGAGTTCTTTCTTTGCCATATATTCTTACTTATTTTATGAATTAAAAAGGTCATCGAAAGCTGAAGCAACATCATCTAATTTCTTTGCTTCTTCTTTCTTAGCTTCAGCTTTTGGAGCTGGAGTTGTGTCAAAAGGTGCCTCATCATCATCATCGGATGCAGTTGATGAAAGAGTTTCAGTTGATACTGATTTTTCATCGTCTGATTGTGCTGATGGGTTTAGCCAGCCTTCCAATACACTCTTTAATTCAGCGTAAGTAAGTTCTTGGTAAAGGTCAGTAATTTCTACTTGAGAGTTAAGAAATTTCTCCACATCTTCTTTGTTTTCAGCAAGTGGAGTTTCTTTTGGTTTCACACGGATAGTTGTTACAGGATATGATGTACCACTATCTTCTGCAGATACAACTTCTACAACGATATCTCTACCATCATTTTGGTCGGTGATATCACCATAGTCTGGGTCAGCCATATAACCAAGAATTTCTTGATATACAGTTTTTCCAAAGCCCCAGAAACGTACACCTTCACCTTCTTCACCTCTTACCAATACTGGTACGAATGTGCGAAGTTTCGGCTCCATACGTTTTGCTGCTTTCCAATCTTCCTTATCACCCATTCTTTTAAGTTTATCGGCAAACTCAACGATTGGGTCAGGTCTACCAAAACTCATTGGAGATAAGTAAGTTTTGTTGTTAATGTTGTAGTGAAAGAAAAGTTCAATAAAAGGATTCTCTTTGTTGAACTTGTAGGGAACTAATCTGATTTGATGTTTTCCCGGTGCTGGTTTCCAAAGTTCTACAGTTTTTCTTTGGGTGTTTTGCAGTTTGTTAAGTCTGCTCTTGATTGCATCTAAATTAATAGCCATTTTGTTTACGTTTTAAAGTTTAATTTGTTTAAGTTTTATGGTTTTATTATGGTGTCTTTCCTACACCCCTATCATATATAAATATAATCAGATTACAAATATACGAATAAAATTTGAGCTTTCCAAATCTTTTTTCAAATATTTTCATCCATACATTTTTTGGATAGATTTCATCAAATATACGAAAAATATCTGATACTACCAAATAAAAAAGGGAGATTTCTCTCCCTTTCTTATCACATTCTTATTATTTTAAAAAAACTATTAGTACGCTTCATAACGTTCTGTCTTTTTAGTTGAGTATGATATTTTCACATGTCCTGCTATATAAGCAAATGCTAAAATTATCATAACAATTACCAAAGGTACTACTATGTGTTCTAAAATAGAATCACGCTTAGTCCTCATTATACAATATCCTTCGATTCAATCAAAGTATATGTAAACGATGCTCCCCAAACAGTAGCTGCCTTTTTGCAAATAGTCATAAATTCATTGAAGTCAGCTTCTCTTTTAAAAACCTGACAGCCTTCTGACCAATTCTCTACATATGTAGAATCTTTACCAGCTTTATGAATGTTAATTCCAAATATTCCTTCTTGAATTTTACTTTCATCATAAGTCATATCTTTATTTGCATCACGATACACTTTAACAGGTTTTTGTTGTTTTAGTGCTTCGTACTTACCCTGATGTAGACCTATGGTGTGTGAACCTCTATATTGACCCGGAACTAATCTTGCTACACCAGCTGCGTTGTGATATTCCTTCACACCTTTTGTTCCAGGGTCTGTTGTGTTCATCCACTCTTTGTAAACCCAATTTCCGTTTTCTTTGTAAGATAAAGTAATAACATCATCAAATGCGTTAGTTACTGCTTTACCAGTTGAAGAATTTCTAACACCAATAATGTTTAAGTCATATCCTTTGTTTGAAGTATCATCAAACCAAGCATATCCTTTTGCTTTTACTGCTTTTTCAATTTGTTCTTTTGTGTACTTTGCCATTATAATTTCTTATTACGCAAGTAATTGATAGTACTCTTTAAAGTGCTTAATTCTATCAGCTAAACCAATTGTACCACCATTTACTCTTTTAGTAATTGAAGTAACCACAGCATCTGATGCTCCACCATCTGCCATCTTATGTAATCCGTTTTTAGAGAAGAACCAAGCTGCTGAAAGTAAAGCGTAATGAGATGCTACTTTATCAGGGTTAACTGTCATATCTTCACCAATTGCTTTACCAAATGCGGTATAGTTTTGTTTACCTGTTAATTGGATATATCCACGGCCTCTGAATTTGTAGCCTTCCTTAGATGCTTCATTTCCATTACCCATTCTATCCGCATAAACTCTACTTGCAATCATTTCAGGTTTTCTTTCATATTGTTTAGCTAAAGATTCGCTTGGGAAATACTTTTTGAAAATACCCATCAAACCTTTTGCAGAATAATTTAAATTTTCTTGAGTTGCTCTGAACCCACCACTCTCATGTCCGCATTGTGCTAAGAAATGTGCTAATCTCAATGGAGTATTAATTTCAAATTTAGCAGCGGTGTCTGGAATCATAGCAATTACCGCATCAGGAACATGTCCTTTTAACTTGTCCAATTTTAATCCACCAACAGGTTGTATTACAACAGGTGCTGGAGCCGGTACTGAATTTCCCATAATCTTAGCCCAAGTACTGTCACCTACAATACCATCTGGTGTTAATCCATTTTTTGTTTGAAAAGCCTTAACAGCTTCTTCGGTTTTAGGTCCGAAAGTAGTAACGGCTGGACTGATACCCAATTTTTCTTGCATCAATCTAACGTTTTCGTTGTTGTCACCTCTTTTTAGTAGCATGATTTTTATTTTTAATTAATCCGAATTGTATAACTTTATTAAAAACGTATAACCATAAAATTATTGTTCCTCACCAAATGATATTACTTCAAAAATTCTAGTTTGAATTTTTTTAGTACCCTCAGCGTTAGTAAGGATAATACAGTTTTTAAATTTTTGCCAATTTAGCACAAAAGATGTGTCTAAAACTCCACCATTTTCTTCTTTAACCAATTCGTTAAGAGCATTAATAGTGTATAAGGTATTAGATTCCTTTTTTCTATGAATTAGAATGGTATTCTCCAATGGAGTTTCCGGCTGAAAAGCCGTATCAATATTGTATGTTATGAATAGTTCTTCTAAATTAGATTTATTTTGCAACACATAAATATAGTTATATACAATGTGGTAAATTTCTCTAATTTGTTGAAGAGTATTCTGAAGTTCTGACTTTGTTGTAAAAGTACATAATAACTGGGTTTTCATCAATCTCCTCTATTTTGATTATAAATATTAAAAATTAATAGAAAGGAGTTTTTACTACTAATTTATTTGGTTCTGTGTCTAAATAGTAATTTTGGCGAACCCTTATCTTCCGTTTTCATATCGATTTGAATAAACGTATTATCTTGTCCTCCCATATTGATAACCAATTTAACACCATCATATTTAATTTCATATGGTGGTTTTGGATTACAATAATAATCAGGTGATTTTACTTCAACCTCTCCAGTATTTTTGTTAATAATTTGAGTATATACATTCTTACCACAACCATGAACATCTTTCCACATTTTGGTAAGTTGTTTTTGTCCTTGTTCGGTTTTACTTAATTCTACCATTTTCTTACTAAAAGCTGAAAGGTATTCCTGTTTTAGGTTTTTCTTTTTTTCTGCTTTTTGTTCTTCTGTCATTGAATCATTCCAAGCATATTTCTTTCTCCAAAGAGAAACTTGGTCATCTACGGACTTTCCAATACTCCCTAAATAAACTTCACCAGCATTTGTAACGCCGGAATTTTTCATTGTTATATTTTTAGGGTCAGAATATGTTTTAGCAGATACTTTCATAATATCCTGCTTACCACTTGGGTTAGTATAATGTACCACCAAATCAGTTGGGTCTACTTTAGGGTCAATACCCAATTTCATTAAGGCTGTTTTACCAACACCACCAACTTGCTGAGCCCCAGTTATTTTAGAACCTTTTGGTAATAATTCTTTAATACTTTCAGCTGCTTTTTTATTGATTTTATCAAACTTAGGTTCATCTCCACCTAATTCTTTAAAACTTTTTTGAGTAGCTGCATAAGCATCTTTGTTTTCTTTTGATGAGAATATGTAAGATACAACACCAGCTTCATTATGCTTTCCACTCATATCAGCCAAAGCCCTATCCTTTGCACCACCTCTCAATGGTACATCAATACCAGCATCTATAATTAACTGATTCATTTCTTCGGTTACAGTTGTACCAGCCCCACCAGTTAAGTGTTTATATGGTAATGTTGTATTTGCCGAAAGATATATCTTTTTACCACCAGCATGCCCTTCAATCAAATTATATTCAGCCATTTCTTTAAGGGCTTCTATTTTTTTCTCTTTAGTATCAGCATTTAGGTATTTTAACCAATTCTTTTTTAGAATGTTTACTCTGGTTTTGGTTTCTTTATCAGAACTAACAACCAAAGAATCCATAGTATTTAATTTTTCTACTTCCTTCTTTATAGTTTGGTTACTAAACTTTTTACTTATTTCTTCCTTTCCAGCCCCAGCTACTTTTTTAGCTTGAGCAGTTGCAGTTTTAACTGCTTTTTGTGGAAGAACTTTTACTGTGATTCGTTCACCCTTACCAGTTACACCACTTAAAGTTTCTTCAAACAATAGGAATAATGATTGAACATCTTCTTGAACTAATGCTTTTTCTAATACTGATTCGGTTCTAATATATTTTGCCTCACCACCCGGCTTATCTGAATAATATCCTCCACCTAAACTATATAATCTTTTACCACTTGCAGTTTGTGCGGTTTCACCTTTTTTATCATCGGTTACTTTTGGTTGTAAATCTTTTGGTAATGTAGGTGCTTCAGCGTTAGCATCTGCTTTCTTAGCTGCTACTCCAATTTCTTCAGCAAATTTATTTGCCATTGGTATAATATCTTTAGCATCCATATCAATGACTCTAACTTTCATATTTGTTGGAGTACCATCTTTAATTGCTTTAGATGTCATTGCTGCCCAACGATGATGTCCATCTATTACATATCCATCTCTACTTACATAAATTGGAGCAGTAATTTTTGGATGTTCTGGGTCTTTTTCTAATGCTTTGGTCATACCAGCTACTTTAGCACCAACCAATTCCGATTGAGTTGCTTTAAGAGCATCTGATGGTACTTCAGTATCAACTACTTTTATACCTTTCTTTGCCAACATTTCTCTAAACACCGGTTCGGTATCAACTTCACCACTAGCATCCTTTGGCATACTTTCTGCTTTAGAGCCGGCTTGAGGTTTACCTTTGAATTGTGGCATCTCTTCTCTTGGGATACCTAAATTATTATCACAATATAAATTTGTACCAGGTACAGTTATTTTACACAAATTAAAATTAGGTGCGTTTAAACCTTTAGCTTTAGCCTCATCAGCCATTCTAGCCAAATCATCAATTTTCATTGATATTGATTTCATTTGTTCAGCTGAAATTGTATCAATTGTTGAAAAACCACTAAAAGCGTCTGTATCAGCTTGTGGTATTTCAGATTGTACATCTGCCGCATCTATTGGTTGGAATCCACTCTTATCAGTTGGTTCGGTTGTTTTGGTAGGAGTTGTTGGTTCATCAACTTTTGCTAATTTAGCCATCACTTCCTTTTCCTTATCCAACATAGCCTTCATAGCAGGGTCATCAGAATACATACTCTTAGTCTGCTGCGGCTCAGGTTGTTGGGCTTGTGGTTGTGTTTCCGCAGATGGTTGTTCTTTACCATCTTTCTCCGAACCCAAATCTTTATTTAATTGGTCTCTTTCTTGACTTCCCTCCGGTGGTAATTGTCTTTCTGCCGCCTGTCTACCAGGGTGTTCTTTTGGTAATCTTAATAAATTTCCAATTAAACCTTCAGCATCTTCACCTTTGGCGTTTTTATATTTTATAACTTTATTTAAAACTGGATTTACAAATTGTTTCCCATCAGCTTCTTCAATTGATTCATAAACAATCCCAGCTTTATGAGTATTCCAACCATCTACAATTTTTTCTAAATCTTCAGGAGACATCTCCATATTTTCAATACCATCTGCAATCATTTCAGCAAACTTTATCATATTTGCTTCAGTTTCCGCTTCACCATCTGCATCGGCAAATATTGCTGCTCTACCAACTCCTTTTAAAAGTGTTTCACCAACAACGTGTGGTATAAATTCTACGGCAACGTGTTTAGCAAAGTAAGCGGCTCCATGTGATAATCCACCCATAGCAGCACCAAATACTGCGGTTGTTGCTATCTTTATACCAACTGATTTTGCTTTATCTTTAATAGCTTCACCTAATGTTCTACGGGTTTCAGAACCTGGCTTATGTTCACCATTTTGGAAGAATTTTTTCTCTTCACTACCCCAACTCTTTAATTTGTTTTTTAATTTATTTACAAATGAATTTTCAGAATCAGCTTCAGCATCTGCTTTAGCTATCTTATCCATTGTATCTTTTTCCTTTTCAACCGATGCTTTTGCAGCAGGGTCATCAGTAAACATCTTAGATTGTGCTGCTTTTGTATCAGCATCTGCTGCTGGTTTTTCAGCTGAAGGTTTTTGAGCTTGAGTTGTACCTTTTTTCTGAGAACCTAACTCATTATCCATACTATCTCTTTCCGGAGTTCCTTCAGGTGGTAAGGTTTTTTCAGCTGCTTCTCTACCAGGTGTTCCTCTTTTCAATCTTAAAAGATTTCCAACTACACCTTCTTTATCCTCACCATCTTTACTTTTGTATTTAACAATTTTATTTAGTGCTGGATTTTTGTATTTAGTTTCTTCTTCTCTAAGGTTTTGTAATAATTCATCCTTAATCGCAGATAAACCCATTTCGCTTAATACTTCAGATAAAACCGAAATATGTTCATCGTTTTTTGGGCTAGGTGTTCCATTATCAACTCTATAAGCCCATTCTATAAGGATTTCATTTATTATGTTCTCTACCGTCATACTTTATTAAAATTTATGTTCCTTTTGGTTACATTTTACTTCGTAAGATTCCCAACCTTTATCAGGTCTTGCATTTGGGAATGAATAACATTTCCATACGTTTGATTTTTCAAAGTGGATATGTTTGTGTAATTTTGAAGGAATTGCTGCATTTGTAGGAACTCTTTTAGCTGGATTATCAAAGTTTAAATTAATAATTACTGTCAATGATTCCTTATCATCCCATTTTCTTTCTTGCTCTTCCAATAATCTCCACTCACCTCTATTAAGGTATTGGTCTTGCATTATTGAATTTAAATAAGAAAACGTTTGTTTTAAATTTGTTTCATTATCAGAAAATGTTGCAGCCGGTGCACCATGTCCTTTATCATATATGTTTCCTTTGTAATCCATATCATCCGAAGTTTTAATACTTTTTTCAGTATAAAAATTCATATGACCTCTATTAACATTTGTAGGTCTGTTTGTAGAACGATACTTTATATAAAGGGGTTGTTCTAAAGATTGAGAGTACATTACCTCAAAAACTTCATTTTTCACTCTTACAACATCACTTTGTTGAGCTGCTCCAAATAGTCCAATAATTAGGAAAGGGAGAATGTATAGGAATCTTTTCATTATAGCATATTTTTGTATATACTATAAATATAAACCTTACACTTTTCCGTAATCAATTCCCCAACTGGCTTTGATTGGAAACCCACCATCTTCAATGATACTTTTTAGGGATTTTGCGGATTGTGTATCACTATCAGCAGGATAATCAAATAGAAATGAATCATATGTGTACAACCTCATTTTAATACCAGTACCCTTAATATAGTTCATTATACCTACCATCTTATCAACGTTCATCTCCGTTTCCAGCGCTTGTAAAAGATAATTGAACACCTTTTGTGGATTTGGTTCTTCAATCCATTTAAGTGGAATGTGGCGGTATCGGGTTTGGAGATATCCGTTTTTTGATGTTTCTTCCCACACCTTTTGAATCCACTCATCTACGGCTTTAAAGTATGGTATTTGGTGAAACTCCTTATCAATACCACCATATAGAAGTCGGAATGTAATACCCTTACCTTCACCTACATCACACCCATATTGCTCCGCTAACCATTGGTGAACCGATGTTTGTGGTAGGGTGAATCCTATCATTTTACCAATAAGACGTGGGTGATATGCATCATAGTCCATTTGTAGAAATATCCCATCCGATACAAATACATCTCTAGTCCCATCCGATTTGTTTAAGGCTGCGAAGTTGATACCACCATGTCTATTGGATGGTCTACCGGTCACCGTAAATGGATTGTACTCCGTATAAATCAAATTATCGGAAGTTAGATGTTTTAGGGCTTGTGGCCATCTATCAGTAAATTTTTCCCTATCGACCCGAATTCCAAATTGTTCGATTTCTGAAAGGAGTGGTATGAAGATATCATTATACCAATTATAAGTTTTACTTTTTTCATTGATATGTTTTACCAATTGCGGTTCTATTGCTTCACACAATTTAAGAATGGGAATGGATTGAATGATATCCTCTTTATAACCTTTGTGTAATAAAGGAGCTACTAAGTGTTGTATTGGTTGTTGGTAATCTATTGATTCGCTATACTTTAAAAAGTAAGCCGTATCAACATCATTCAACCCTTCCCTAATTGGTGTAATAAAAGATTGTAGTAGCTTTTTCTTTTGGAAAACCCACTTTTCACCAATAGTATTCAACAAACCAGCTATTTGCTCATTAGAGAGTGATAGAGCGTCTGTATGTTGATGTGGTACAATATACCTATCGGTTAGGGTTCGTATGAATATGAACGAAAGAGAAGTGTTTTGCGGGTGCTTATCATTATCTACCCACATAGGATACCAAAGAGATGCTTCAGTTTCCAATATGCTCGTTAATTCGTTATATTCACTAATAGATTCAACAACCTTCATTTTACAAATATACGAAAAATATTCGGATTTACCAAATTATGATAAAACATCTAAGTTTATATTCGTACCAACTAATTTTACAGGCAGTTCTTTCCTTTCAACCGGATTTATAGTATTTTTAATTTGATTATAGTATCTTCGGAATTCAGATTTTATAGTATTTGTTACACCCATAGACATATTTAGATTTTTTTCATAATCCAAATTAATAATCTTTGGTAAAAACCCAGAAGGTCTTAGGTATTCAACATTATCTCTCAATTCCAAAATATCATCTCTCATTTTAGTACCATCGTATTCAATGCCATCATCAGAAACTCTCCCCTCATCATGTACCCTTACATAAGATAGTATTCTTTTTATGGAGTTATATCCCAATCCCAAATATTCTAAACTACCTAAAAATTCTAAATCATCTGCAAACTTAGATTTCAATTCGATTTTATCCTTTACCTTTTTAATGGATGATGTTCGCATAGCATATGTGTGATATACACAAAATATGTTAGCCTTACTACAATGGATTAAAGATGTCCAATGTTGTGGTTCATCATAATAATCTTCTACAAATCTCCAAGGGTGTTTCCAAGGATGATTATTAGGAATTATATACGCTGCCCAAGTTGAACGTACTTTTTCAATTTCAAATGGTGTACGGGTTTCAACTAATTTAGTTGGTCCATCTTTTTTTGTAAAATTTACACAAGACCCAAATGAAAAATCTAATTCAGAGTTTTTAGTATATAGATTAACTAAAAATTCCAAAGAATCTCTTACTAATAGGTCATCATCATCCAATCGTACAATTATTTCACCTTCAGCCAAATCCGGTGATATTAACCAACTTTTTGAAAATAATTCTCGCTGTGTATTGGTTGTAAAATATACAATTCGTTTAGATGGATTTCTTAATTTGAATTTTTTATAAATTTCAAAATTATTATTATCCGCACCATCATCAAATAGAATAACTTCCCAATTATTGTGGGTTTGTAATTCTATTGATACCAAAGCTTCTTCTAAAAACTTTTGGCGATTATATGTTCTGACTACTACTGTAACTTTCATTTTTAAATTTGGTGGAGATGGCGGGATTCGAACCCGCGTCTTGTTCAGTTAAACTAAAGAACTCATTCACAAGCTTAGTCCGTTTTTCTAAATGGACAAAATAAATAAGTTTTTATACATTTCATTATTATCAATGTTCCCCACTCTTATTTAAGGAGTCAGCGAGCAGTACTCCGTTTTCTCATTCTTTTTAAAGCCCCACGATGAGTGCGGAGGGTGATTAGGCTGCTATAGCGTAATCAGCACCTACGAAAGCCATTGCGTCTTCCCAGGTCATAGTTGATAATTCAACTGCGTTTGTTGTTTGATAGGTATTTAAGGATTTCCATCTAACCCTGCTTGCATCATCGCAATGATTTACCCTGTCAATCAATTCCAGTCATCCCCATATTTTAAAGAACTCTACAAATATATAGAAAAAAATTGAGATTTCCAAATTTTTTATTGGTAACAATTGACAGTAGAAATATTACCAGACGAACCACCAAAGACTGCAAAATGGAAAGTAGTAAACGTACCAACACCCTGCATATGGCTATATGAAGTTACACTTTGATATGGTCCTGCATATGCATCCAATACAATAGTTCCACTAATTTGGAAATATGCTTCGGTTGAACACCTTGCACAAGCACCACCAAATACATTCAAAACTAAACTACCAGGCACACCGGTTATAACCAATGAACCATTTAAATTGTTACTGGTTGGTGTTATAGTGTTAGATGGACTAAAAGTACATTGTACCGATGGTCCAGCCGTATGATTATATCTATACCACTCTGATATGGAAGCTGGATTGGCTGCGTCCGGTCTGAATGCGCTATTTGTATTAATAGTTGCATATACTCCGTTTTCCGCTTCATCAATACCAATAAGCGCAGTAAAACTTCTTCCCAATTCTTGGTTAATCGTACCAAATGATATTTCTCCTGCCGCAGCTATTGCCATACTATTTTAAATTACTTTTTAATAAATATCAATTCACCTTTTTATTCATCTTAATATATATAAGTATATAACGAGTTATTATGAAATGTTACCACTCTTTTATCATTAGTACTAAAATTTCTCCATACGAATGTTTAGTTCAACTATATGCTGTTATTAAACACAAAATGATAAATCCAAAAATACCAATAATTTTACTTACAGATAAAAAATCATTTGAGATTTTTAAATCATTAGAATTGGTGGATATCTACGATGATGTTATAACGGATATATTTGATGATTACCCATATGATAGAATTTCTGATGCATTTTGGTCATCACCCAAAATATGGGCTATTTCTAAATTACCAACACCATTTGCTATTATAGATACTGATTTAATTTATAGTAGACCATTAAAAGAATTTGAACATTTTGATTTTGGTTATTTACATAGAGAAACTTCTAATGTATATCCAAGACCATATGAAATATCAACCCCAAATGGATTTAAATGGGAATCCGATATGTTGTATTATTTTAGAATTTCTACACCAATTAATGCTGCCGTTTTATATTTTAATAATGAAATTTTTAAAAAAGAATTCACACAAAGGTATTTTAATTTTGTATTAGATAATAAAGGTGAGTTTATAAACATAGCAGAAGAATTATTAAAAGATAATGTTATTGTAAATGGAATTCTTACTTCTTACATAGCCCCATCTGCAGCAGTTATATTTGCCGAACAAGCTATGTTAGGAGCTTTGGTTGAAAAATACATGTCTACTGATACTATATTTCGTTCAGGACAAGTTTTACCAATAATATTCAATTCAGCTTTTTTTAATAGATTTTCAGCAGAAGAAGATAGAAAGTCTATTCAAGAAATGATTAACGAAAGTTATTACCATTTATGGGGAGCTAAATATTTTATCAATAATGATGAGTGTAATTGTAAGTTACCAAAGATTGCAGAAATGCTTATAAAATCAGGACAAGAATTACTTACTAATGGAAATTGTTGGGATAAGTATGGTGGTATATACGAAAGGTATAAAGAAGAAATTATCCAATCTTTGCAAACTGCAAATAGTTTGGAAGATACAACAAAATAGCTTTCATTCTTTCGGAAGCCAATTTTACCGAGTTTGAGTTAGATTCTTTTATTTGCTCAACACTTCCGGTTAATCTCCAATCTAAAGATACAACACTATAAAAAGAATTGTTTACAAAAGAACTATGTGATTTTGAACTAACCTCATAAACAGGAGAAGTTGTATCATTTACCTTTTGTACAAAATATCTAACTATATAACCCCTTTTATAATCATTATCGTTTGGGGTTGGTACGCTAGGAGTAATTTTGATTTGTGTAAATTCTCTTTTACTTACTAATATATTATTATATCTTTCTAAATCCATATTACGCTTTCTTTTGTTGTTGCTGTCTAAAACCACCTTCTATTTGAGTTTTCCAAGTCATATCATCAATTGTATGCTTTACAGATAATACTTGGAAGAATCCATTGTCTGCGTATTTTCTTGGAATACCTCTTACTTTAAATTTATCACCTCTTTTAATTCCACTTACACCATGTACCGTAAATGTAAATTTAATTGGTAACAATACAGAAACTGCAGCTGCATCTGTGGTAGTATCATTTCCTACTTTTTTTGCATCAAATACCATCAAATCATTTAAACATCCAATATAAATTAATTCTTCCAATGCTAAACTAAAATCACTTGTTCCCTCTAAATTTATTTTTGGAAAAATACCAACTTTTTGTAAAAACAATTCTAAATTCTTTTGAACTTCATCATCTTCACTTTTAACTTCACCACCAGCATCTTCATCTGAAGATGGTTCTTTACTTTGAAGTTGAATATCTTTTAAAATCTTATCAGTAAGACCTGTTGCGAATAGTTTACCTTCATACGATGGTCTTGATGAGTTTACATCACCACCTAATCTACTTCCAATAATCCTATTCATTTGCTCACCACTAATATCCATATCAAATGATGCTTCGGTAAATATACTATTTAATCCATACACATCAAAAGTTGCGATATTATCAAACGTTGTATTAGATACTAAATTTAAATCAACTATCTTTAGCATGTAATTTGAAACACCAACTTTTGTAGCACTATTATTTGCAGTTACTTCAGCTGATGGTGATGGTACTTGGATTATTTGAAAATCCCACAATCCACCAGCGGCAGATGATAATCCATTTAGTATTTGATATAAGGCATCTTTAATAACAAAGTTTTTAGTTTCTAAAATACCTTTTGCAAAATCAAAATTTACATAAAGGTCATCTAACCAACCCCATTTCTCTGCAGGTATAGTACTACCTTTTATAGTTGTATTTGTAAAATCAATTTTTATACCATCGGCTGTACCATTAGATACCGCATTTGGACTTGGAAATTGAATATCAATTTCACCATATTTTACGTTGTTTGGAAATGTTCCACTATATGTGTTTTGTGGTTCTGCATTAGTTGCCGCCTGCTCCAAATCAAATTTTGGCGTATTTTTATTTGGTATAAAAAGTTTTGATTTATCTGCACTAAATATTTCTGGAAATGCTGATATGATTGTTGTAGAACTATCAATTGTCATTGTAACAAATTCATTTCCTATTTTATAACCATCTATACCAATACTATTCATTATTTTAATTAGTGCCCCAAATCTTATAAAAGCATCATCTCCAATAATTTTAGTACCGGTTGGAAAACTTACAGACTTACCACCTTCACTTACTTGTGAATCATTTTGAATTAATCCAAAAAATGCACCATCAGTTTTATTATTAATAGCGTTTTTAACTGCCTCATCAAAATTAATAAAATTAACAGGACTTGCCATTGGAATCTTTCTTGAATCAACGTTACTTATTAAATCTTTTACCAATTGAGTTTGACGATTACTTGATAATTTGTTATACATCTGCATAAACCTTTTCTTACCCAAATCTTGCTCACTTAAAACTTTATAAGTTGGATATTTTTTTGCAGCAGTTTCAATCTTTTCTCCCTTTTTTTCAATATTATCAGCTGCCATAAAGTATGCTGGTAATTCTGTAAAGCCTGTACAACTTATGTTTACAACCCAGCCATCACCATCCATACCAATACTACCACCAGTTATAAATCCTAAATAGCAATCATACAATCCACCACTCTTACTTCTTCTCTCATTTATTTTTGCAAAGTTTTGAGTATCGGTTATATAACTTTCAGAAAGAGTTGATTGATATGTTGCTAATGATGCTTTTTGATTCCAACCCCATTCTATATAAATTGTAAAACCAGGTTCTAAGAAATATTTTGTTATTTCATTTAATTGAGCTTCAGTATATACTTTTATTGAAAAGCTTGCTTTACGAGAAATATTACCACTACCTTCATCTATTTCAATTGATGTAATGTTTGGTTTTGGTTTTAATGGTTGAGCTTCTCCAGATGCATATATTGCAGTACCATCCCATGTTACACCAATAACTCCAGAATTTGCTGAGTTTCCGTATATACTTGGTAATGTTTTATCACCGGCTGCTTTAAAAATACTAAAATTTGGATTCGATAATAATACACATCCATTACCAACACCAGAAGCAACTCTAACCCATGCAGTTAATCCACTTATACTTAACTGGTCTTTTTTTCTTGAATTTAAAGTAGTCTGAACATAGTCTGATATGTTCGAAAAATTAGGAAATGATGACATAACAATTATTTAGTTTGGTTGTTTTCTATCTCAATATAATTTAATGGTATTCTTAAAATTGTACCATCTTTTAAACCCAATGGGGCATTATGTATATTATTGGCTGCTGCTATAATCCACCAAAGAGATGAATCATCATAATATTCATAAGCCAATGTATCTAAACGGTCTCCTGTTTCAGTAGCTACATAAACATCATCATCTCTCAACGGAATATTTGGATATACCTTTGGGGTATAGACAGTTTTTCCATCAATTGATTTTTTAGTTTTGTTATTTAAGTATCTACTCATATTAATAATTATTTCTAATTTAATTAGTTATTCCTAAAGCTTCTAATTGTTTAAAATAATCTTCAGTAATTACTTCTTCTCTACTTTCATAGCTTTCATTTTGAGTTGGAACTTGTATTTCCTCTTCTATCACATTTGGAGTTTTTTCCGGCTCAACTCTTCTATTAATCGTTGGTTGTGTTACCGGTAATCCTCTTTGTATTTGTCTGTTATCTTCTTCTCTAACACTTAATGGTGAATTAGATGGTACTGAACCCCTATCTATTGTAGCTACCTCAGCTCCTAAACTATTTTCACTTTGTGGTGGAGTTGTAACTAAATTTACAGGAATAAATCCATATTTTGCTACCGTATTAGCTCTTGATTCAATAAATTTAAGAGTAATTGCAACATCAACTATTGTTGGTAATTTATAATCACTAACTTTAGCTTGCTTGCCATCTATTCTAACTTTTGCACCTTCTGGCAATCCCACCGAACCAACTTCCCAAGGTGTATTATCATCTATTGTATATGATAACGATTCAATAAAACACTCTTTACCTTTATAAAGATTACCCAAAGTAAATTTAATAAATGGTGGTTTAAAATATGTACTTGTATCACTATATACAATAGGATATGTTAATCCGGTTAAAAAATTAAGTTTTTCCCAAGCAATAATATGTTCAGCAACATTCATAGAATAAACTTTGAAATTAAACTGAACACTTCTTTCTACACCACCATATGTATAATGATTAAATGGAGAACCTAAGAATTTTGCACTATCCCAAGTTGGAGATATTGTTTCACTCAATCCACTAATAGTTGCTCTAAATTGTACAGTCTTTTTAGAAGTTACTGAATAGAATTTTAATGGTATAAAATCATAATCATCCAAAGTTCTATCACCCAACGTTAAACTTTCACCATCATATGGCATTTTTTGGTTTATAGCATCCCCAACGTTAGTAAGACCTCTTTGTACCAACAAAGAAGTTTTTTTCTCATCTTTTAATGTTGAATATAATTTGATTTCATTTCTATCAGGTCCACCTGAAGCTATACCCCCTTCAGAACTATTTATAGCCTCTTGTAAAGCTGCTAATTTAGTTGAAAGGTCATTTCTTAATGAAATATCAGTTGCTGCTCTATCAACAGTATCTGGATACGTCATTTCAGAATCAAATGTGTTTACATTTGGATTGTTTACAACCTCTTCACCTTTTCCTGCTAATTTTTGCTGCCCTTCCTTTCTACCGCCACTTAATTTTTCTTTTGAAGATTTACCAACTGATTTTAATTTATCTTTTGTTGAAGCAAATGAATTTACACTAAGTGGTGGAGTTATTTTATCGGCAGATGGTGGGTTTGATAGCCCTCCTTGAATTTTAGCAGCAGTATCACCACTTTTTTCTAATTTTTTATCAATATCCTGTCTACTTTTTAATACAGAGGATAAATCATTTCTACCAGCTACATCATCAGCCGAAGCATCTATTGTAGAACTATACTTTAATGTACTATAATATAAAGTTGGTTCGCCTACATTTTGTTCTGCTAAATTCTGACCACCAGTCTTTCTACTACCAAATAATTTTTTTCTTACCGAATCTTTTACTAACTGAATACTATTACCAATAGCTGCATTTGCTATTTGTTTTGGAGTTCCTTTGATACTATCTTTTAAAAGTTTTCCAACTAAATTACCAGCCGCATCTTTCTTAATTTCGGCAAGAGTAATCATAGTATCGGGTTCTTTTCCAACTTTAAATTTATCGTTTTGAGATATTTTAGTTGGAATCATTGTTTCAGGAAAAGCAATACCTAGTTTAGATGTAATTTGAAGTGCCTTATCTTTAACTTTGTTTATAGCATTTCCTATTATTCCATTATCACCTTCACCACCTGCAGCAGCATCTGCCATTACAGTTTTTATGTTTGTAGTTCTGGTTTTTAATCTGATTATATCAGTACCATAAATTACGGGAGATGATAACCCTCTGATTGTTCTTAAACCAACTGCTTCTTCCTCTAAAAATTTTTCACTTAATCTTGCAGTTAATGTACTACTATTTCTTAATTTTTGAACTAATGGGAAAGTTGTAGCATTAAGAATTCCATTAGAAGTAGTAATTCTTATATCCTTACTATTTCTAATTTCATACTTAGCTTCAGCGGTTTGTCCGTTGTCTAAGACTTTGGTTCTAAATAATTCTTCTATTGTTTTTCCCATTGTTACTTATTAACCTCCATATGAGTTGCTAGATACTTTACTAACAACTTTGGTAATTCCAGATGTAACTTTACTACCATCCATATAAACAGCTATTTTACCAGCATTTAAATCTTCTCTTAGTGCTTTAATTTCAGTTATTAATTCATCCATTTTAGCACCCTCACCACCCGCTTCTTCACCACCAACTCCTAATAATGAACCAACTCCAGTTGCAATTGCACCAACTGCTGCTACTGCTAATAAACCAGGTAATGCTATTACACCAGCAGCACCAACTGCTATCAATGATGCCGATAATCCCATCAATGCTAATGATAATGCTGCTATTGCTGGTATAAATGTTACCATACCCATTATTGCTTCACCGACCATTGTTAAATTTGGAACTAATGTTCCTATACCAGCACTCATCATTTGAAAACCAGTTCCAATTGCCTGAAGAGCGTATCCTAATACCAATACAGATGCTGCTATTACTAACATTGCCGCTGCTCCAGCTAATATTGCTACTGCACCAACACCACTTGTCATAATTGCTCCTAATAAAGCAACTGCACCAACCAATGCCAACATAGATACCACAGCCATACCAACAGCTTCCCAACTTACTTTCATAAATTCTTGAACTGCTTTTCCAAATACAAATACAGCTGCTGCTACAACTAACATTGCTGCCGCACCTTTGAGAACTTCACTCATTTTAATTTTGGACATAGAATCCATCAATCCACCTTTTTTACCTACATCCGGTCCATCGGGAACTTTTACTTTATTATCACCCAATGCACCAGCTCCAGCTGCTGCACCACCACCAAATAAACTACCAATCTTTTTAAATGGCGCACTTACTAAATTTTTTAAGAACCCTCCCGTACCTTGTGCTATACCTTTTACATCAACTCCCATTTGGGCAAATGAACCGCCAAGCTGAGCTCCGGCCATTATCATACCACCCAATGATTTTAATGATGTACCTAAATATTTGTTTAACCCAGCATCTAAGGTTTCACCCATTAAACTGAACTTCTCATTAAGTTGTCCACCAATTGTATTTGCGTTTTCTTGCTGAGTTACCATTTTTTGAAGTTCATCAACCGTTGTACCCAATAAATCAGCCGTTGCTTTCTTTTGGAAATAATCCATTTTGTTGAAAGCATCCACGCCACCCAATGCTGCTAATGTTTCTTTTGTTGCACCAGCTATATCACCTTGATAAGCTAATGAACGTGCTCTGTCTAAGTTAATGTTCTTACCTAACATAGCACCCAATTCCAATTCTTTTGTAATTGATGATTCAAAATCCAAAAGGTTTTCAGAAATACCGGTCATTGTACTAAGTGATACACCCATCTTTCTAGCTGCTGCTCCAGCCTCTATAAGATTCTTACCACCTTCTTTTCCAAATAATGCAAACTCTTCAGCAGAACCTGCCAAATCAGCCATTAATTGTGATGGAATTATTCCGTTTTGTTTTGCAAACTCTTGTGTTGATTTTGTTAAATTAAGAGCCGCTTCTTCACTATTACCATTTAATCTACTAAACGAACCTAATAATCCAGCTGCTTCAGTTCCACTAATACCCATATTTGCGGATATCAATGATGTTGAAGCTTGTAATTCGGCTGATACGTTATTTATTCCACCAAATTGGTTTGCTAATTCTTTTGCATTTTCAACAGCATTATCATCAAAGAAAGCTAAAGCAGTTGTACCCATTTCAGATATACCACCCAATTGTGCTCTAGTTTCGCCTAATTTTTCAGCAAATACACCAGCACCAATTGCCAATCCTCCAAAAAATCCACCAGGCCCAGATGTTAATATCTTAGCAGTATTTAATACACCTCTAAGTGTTTTACCAATACCTTTATATACATCTATTTGTGATTGTAAATAATCTTTTGTATCAGCAGATACAGTTGCATATTTTTCAGCAATTTGTAAAGATTGCTCTTGAGAATTTACCATTAGCAACAAAGCATCAGCTTCTTCGTTTGTGATTTCTCCCAACGTTTGTTTAGCGGTAATAGTTTCTTTTATTCCATTTAACTGAGAATTATATGCATCACGAATAGATTGTTGAACTTCTAAATCATCAGGTCCACTTTCTGCTAATTTTTGCTGTAATCCTTGTAATTCAGTTACACCAGTTAAAGTACTATTTAAAATTTCTTTTTTAGTTTCATCAGCTAACAATCCTTGCTGAACTGAAACTAAAGATGCTTGTGCAACTTTTAAACTTTGAGTTTGTGATGTTGTTAATCCCTTATATATTGATGAAATTGAATTAAGCTCTGAAGCTTGTGCCGAAATTGCTGCGCTTAAATCTAACTCTGCTTGTTTAGTACCTAAAGCCGTTTTTAATCTTTTTTCTTGAATAGTAACAAGCTTTGAAAGCTTGGTTTCCATCTTTGTAAGATTTTCAGACTCAGCCTCCGTCAGCTCTTTTTCTTTATTTTGAAGAGCCGCTATATCCTCTCGTAATTTTTTAATCTTTTCGAGTATTCCTATATTGGTATTATCAGCCATCTATAATTTACTTCTGTAATGATTTTACGATTCTTTTTAATTCCTCACCTCTATCTTCAATATCTTTCATTAATTTAATTGCTTCAGGTGGTAATTTAGCAGTTTCTGCTTTTTTAATTATTTGATTTGCAGTATTTCTCTCCAATCCCTTAAAAAATGCAGCAACGAATTTATCAGCCGCATCGAATAGACCTTCATTAATTTGTTTATTTTTATTGGACATGATATTCTTAGTTTATATTCTATAAATATTCGCAAATAAAAAAGTGAGGATTAACGCATCCTCACTTTAGGTACTTTTGATTTACTTTGAGCCTTTTTAACCTCTTCTGCTTCCTTTTTCTTAAATTCTATCAATTTGTTAAAATAGAATTTTCGTAGGTGGATTGGCATATTATAAACATCTGCCCAATTGAATCCCCCATTTCCAAAATAAACCAACTCCCAAATTTGTGTATGAAGTTGGACTTTATAATCAGTTGGAAGGGTAAAAAAAGTTAATCCCGAATGGGATATCCAGCGCCTCCGTTTCGCCAGTTAACTCTGAAGTGAATACGAATGTTAAATCCATATCAGGAGTAATTTGTTTTACATACTTTCTGAATGCTTTAGTATCTAATGCTAAAAATTCATTTAAAATCCATTTGTTGATATAACCTCTATCCTCCTTACCATCAACCGATGTAATCATATAACGGAATCGGGTTGTTACATCTGAACTTGTTTGTACGTTTTTATTTAATCTTTCTAATGCTTGTTGTTCTCTAGTTATTTCAATATCATCACCATGAGTTAATAATTTAAACTCAATTTCTTTTTTAGAATTTGGAAGTTTAAATTTATATCTATTTTTCTCATTTAATAACGAATCATCAACATCTTTTGTTTGAATCTTAGAAAGGTCAATTACAACTTTTTGTTTTTCTAAACTGAATGGGTCTGTTATTTCTACTTCATAGTCTGGTCCATAACCTAAAACTCTTGTTGCTAAAAGAATAGCATTTTTATCACCCAAAATAATATCATTTGGATTTACACCGGTTTCAACAACTACGGATTCAAATAATTTATCCAAAACTATACCTTTTTTAATAAGATTTTGCGAAGCAAGAATATCTTCTTCCTTTGCAGTCATGTACTTAATTTCAACAGTACCTTTTCTTAGTGGGTGTCCCTCTGGGTAGACTAATCCTTTTGATGGAAGTTCAATTATTTCCGTTGGGAAATCAAATTTTTTATTTTCGTTCATAACTAACTACGTTTGTTTGTATATATAAATACATAGATTTAAAAAATTTGGAAATAAAAAAGGGATACCTTTCGAGTATCCCTTTAGTTTATAGTTTTTTCTTAGATTAGAATTCAAGAATTGCGTAATCGTAAGATAATGTTAATTCAATAGTAGCAGGTTCGTTAGAATCGAATGCTAAATCACCAAAGTTAGCGGATTGAATAAATGCACCTTTAATAGTCCATTGTTCAATTTTATCACCAACAGGACCTAACATATAGAATGTGATATCTTTTTTATAGAAATCAGCGTATCCTCTTCTACCAGTGATTGATTCATGTCCCAAACGTACCCACTCCATAACAGCCTGAGCTGCAGATGGTACAATCGGGTCATAAAGAGTAACAGTAATATCTTGCCACTCACCTTTACCTTGCAACTTTCTTTTGATGTTGATGTGGTCTAACACAACGTTCTCAAATTGAATTGAAGGTCTAGCTGCCGCTTTTACCATATATGATGGGATACCGTCAATCTCCATCACATAACGATTCTTCATCTTAGGTTCGAAGTTCGTATAGAACATCTTATCAAACTCTAGTATTTCTGCCATTTTTTTGTCCTTTAATTTATATTAATAAATATTCGTTTACCTGTTTTTTAGTATTATGCTGAAAAACTTGCTCCAGTTGGTAAGATGTTGAAATCAATTACGATGAATTCAGCGGTCTTAGCCGGTTGTAAGAATATTTGTCCAGCCATAATGTTTCTATCTATAACATCAGGTGTATTGTTTGTTTCATCCATCACAACTTTGAATGCGTATAAACCTTGTCTTTGTTGAATTGCTTCTAAGTATGGGTTTACAGTGTTCAAGAATCTATTTCTAGTTGTAGAAGTGTTTTGTTCGAACACTAAGTAACGAGATGTAGATGCGATGTACTTCTTAACAGTGATAAGTAATCTTCTTACGTTGATTCTATCTAATGCTGAAGCCTTATCTTGCAATGTCTTCTGTCCGAATGCTACAATA